TTACGGTGGAGATGGTGTGCCTTTGTTTAGTGCTTCACATCCCTTGATCACTGGTGGCGTTAACAGCAACATCCCATCTACCGCAGCTGATTTGAACGAGACTTCTTTGGAAGCCGCCGTTATTCAGATCTCCTTGTGGACTGATGAGCGTGGACTGTTGATCGCATCAAAGCCTAAGAAGCTGATCGTTCCTCCATCATTGATGTTCGTTGCTACTCGCCTCTTAGAGACTGAGTTGCGCGTCGGTACTACCGATAACGATATCAACGCATTGAAGAACAACGGTTCTATCCCTGATGGATATGCTGTAAACCACTTCTTGACTGACACAAACGCTTGGTTCTTGACCACAGACGTTCCTAACGGCATGAAGCACTTTGTGCGTACCCCCCTGTCACAGTCTATGGACGGTGATTTTGACACTGGTAACGTCCGTTACAAGTCTCGCGAGCGTTACAGCTTCGGCTGGTCTGACCCTCTCGGCATGTACGGCTCTGCCGGCGCTTAATAGGCAAATAAGAAAGGGGGTCACAAGCCCCCTTTTTTTGTTTAGAACATTGTGAATATTCATTTAATCGTGTATATTCAAACAAGTCTAGGAATTTATACCTGTACCAGCCAGCCTAGTGGACGATGCACAGATGGTACAGGGACTTGTGCATAAAGGAGATCCTCATGGGATTCGCAACTCACTTAGGCCCGTGGTTATTGGGTACTGTCAAAAACACAACCGGCACTACTGCTGGCACCATCCGTAATATGGGCGCAACTATCGTTGCCCAGACTTATACGGCCCCCACTTCCGTCATTTTGGCAACTCCTGCTGCACAACAAATGTTTGTGCTTCCTGCTGGCGCTAAGATTATTTCTTTTGGTCTTGAAGTTAATGTCGCCCTGACTGGCGCGACTAACTGTGGCGTTACTATTGGTAGCGCTGGAACGGCTAACCTGTATATGGCTTCTGTCAATACCGGCACTTCAGCAGTTCAAACTTCTCCAGCAACTATTGCAGCGGCCACTTCAGGTCTTTATGACAGCATTGGCACAACTGATGCAATTGTTTATGGTACTTTTACCGCAGCCACTGCTGACGCTACTGCCGGTACGATTACTGTTACTGTTCAATACATTGTGCGCGACTCTAGCGGTAACGCTAACCCACCCGCAAACCAACAGTAATTGATCTTAGGGGCCTTGGCCCCTGTTTCTAAAGGAGATTGATTATGGGTATGCAAACAGACGTAAAAGCGGGTCACCTTAACAACTCTGGTTTTGTTGTTTTGGGAAGAAATAGGCTAAAAGCCATTTCTATGGTTGGAACAGCTACAGCTGGAACACTGGACATTTTTGACACCGCCACAGCACCTGTCTCAGCAACATACGAGAGAGCGGCTACGCTTATCACTGTTACCAAGAGCGCACACGGGCTAGTTACTGGAGATGTAGTTGGGCTTGCGTTTGCAACAGCAAGCGGAACATCTGGCACAAACGGCAACTATGTAATTACACGTTTAACCGCAAACACTTTTACAGTGACAGACATTAACTCTGGAACTATTGCTGCCGGAACAGCAGCTGTGTACGCATCGTTGTGGGTTGCTAGTTACGACACTGGCGCTTCTGACTTGTTTGGTAATTTTGCGTTAATTCCCGGTGAAGGGATACTGGTTAAAAACGGTATCTACTTGAGTATGTCCAATCTACTTTCTGCCAACGTTTACTATGGCTGATACCGAGAAAAGCATTAATCTAGTTGGGCGCAAACTTATGGTTGCGATCCCAGCTTACGACGGGAAGCTGAACATTGATTCGGCTTTTGCGTTGTCCAATCTGGCCGTTAAGGTTCAGCCGTTGGGGATTAAGCTTTATCTTACGCACCTCTCGGGGTGCTCCCTTATTACAAAAGCCCGCAACTGCTTGGTTGCTGACTTTTTAAAATCTGACGCAGACACACTTCTGTTTGTTGATGCAGATGTTGTTGTTACAGCTGATGCAATACTCCGGTTATTTGCGCTGAGTCTTGACAAAGACATTACGGCTGGTATCTATCCTCGCCGTGGCATGGATCGCAAGTTCTTCCTTGACTATCACCTTGATGAAAATGGCGCTCTTGAGTTTGATAAGAACGGCTTGCTTCGCGTGAAGCGTATTGGCACAGGATTCATGATGATCCAACGCCATGTTATCGAGACAATGATTGCAAACCACCCAGAGTGGGCATACGACAATAATGTAGACAACCGAACAGATCACGCCATCTTTGATCTAAAGATTGTGAACGGTGAGTACTACGGCGAAGATTACCTTTTTTGTGATCGTGCAACCGAAGATGGTTTTACGGTTTTCCTTGACCCATCAATCAGTCTTCCTCACGTTGGACAAGAAAAGTTCACACGAAACTTTGAGGAAGATGTGCTGCAGCCGCTACTAAAAGAGCACTGCACACCGGTATTGAAAGTTGTAAATGGCTAAGTCACCAGCATGGCAACGCAAAGAAGGCAAGAACCCCAGCGGTGGCTTGAATGCCAAGGGCCGAGCCTCCGCGAAAAAGCAAGGGATGAACTTGAAACCGCCGCAACCAGAAGGCGGATCAAGGAAAGACTCTTTCTGCGCTCGCATGGAGGGGATGAAAAAGAAGTTGACATCCGCAAAAACAGCGAAAGACCCGAACTCTAGGATTAACAAAAGCCTGCGGGCTTGGAAATGCTAATGGATGCACACCTTATTTGGTCAGCAGTTTTATCCATTGTGATGGGAGCATTTGGCTTCTTCATGCGGGAGAAGCTTGGCCAAGTCAGAGACATGGGCGAGGACATTAAACGTGTTGAGCGCCTTTTAAACATAACCCGTGAGGAGGTAGCCCGTGATTACGTTACTCAAACAGAAATTCAACGCATTACTGACCATATTGACCAGCGCTTCAATCGCCTTGAAGCAAAGATTGACCAGCTTATTCAAGCGGGAAGATAATGCCAAGTAAGAGCAAGAAGCAACACAATTTCATGGAAGCTGTGGCACACAATCCAGAGTTTGCCAAGAAAGCAGGGGTTCCCCAATCCGTGGGGAAAGAGTTCAGCAAGGCCGATAAAGGCAAAACTTTTAAACGAGGTGGTGAAATGGCTACAACTAAGATGGGTAAACCAATGATGAAGCCCGGTATGAGCATGGCTAAGGATGGCATGAAAAGGCCTACTCCTATGGCTGATACATCTATGGGTGGCGGCATGGGCATGATGAACAAAGGCGGGAAAGTCAAAAAAATGGCTGGCGGTGGCTTTGTTCGTTCAGCTGACGGTATTGCTAAAAAAGGCAAGACTAAAGCTAAACAAGTCAAAATGAAATCTGGCGGATATTGTTAAGGAGCCCATCATGGCACAAGGACGTATTGTTAGTAAAAAAGAACTGGAAGACTCTGGTCTTAGCTTGCGTGATTTTCTAAACAAAGAACGTGGCTTGACTCGTAAAGCTCCAGAAGGCACTAAGTTTGGCGAATACAAACCACGCCGCGAACCCAAGCCTTTAACAGAAGTTACAAAACCCGGAACAAATACTAATTACGAAAGTGATGAAGTATCTGATATGACCTTTAACAAAGGCGGCAAAGTGGGTTCTGCATCTAAGCGCGCTGATGGTATTGCTCAACGGGGTAAAACCCGTGGAAAGATGTGTTAAATGCGACCTAGCCGTGGCATGGGCGCTATTAACGCCAGCAAAATGCCTACGGGAGTTAAAAAAGCCCGTAGGGATGACACTGACTTTACGCAATACGCTGAAGGCGGCAAGGTTGGTTTGTATGCCAACATCAATGCCAAGAAAAAACGTATTGCCAAGGGTTCCGGCGAGAAGATGCGTAAAGTTGGCAGCAAGGGTGCTCCTACAGCGCAGGCATTCATTAACTCTGCTAAAACCGCGAAGAAATAAAAGATGAGTACTACAGGTTCTTCCGTATTTAACATGGACTTCTCGGAGCTTGCCGAGGAGGCGTGGGAGCGCGCTGGCCGTGAGATGCGAAGTGGATACGACTTGCGTACAGCTCGTCGTTCCATGAACCTAATGACCATTGAGTGGGCTAACCGTGGCCTAAACATGTGGACTATTGAGCAGGGAACAATCACTTTGACTCCGGCATTAAGTACTTATGCCCTGCCTACAGACACCATCGATCTGCTAGACCATGTTATCCGTACAGGTGCTAACTCAGTGAACACTCAAGCTGACTTGAGTATTACCCGTATTAGCGTATCAACCTACGCCACTATCCCTAATAAGTTAGCTCAAGGCCGCCCAATTCAAGTGTGGATTCAACGCCTGTCTGGTGAAACAAACCCTACAGATTCAACTTTAGCTGCAACCATTAACTCAACTACTACAACAATCACGTTGAGCTCAGTTGTTGGCCTCGCGGGCGCGGGATACATCCGCCTTGATACAGAAGATATCTACTACGCTTATATCGATGGAAACTCATTAGGCGGAGTATTCAGAGGACAGAACAACACTACAGCTGCAGCACATACAGTTGGCGCGGCAGTCTACGTTCCCCAGCTGCCAGCATTTACTGTATGGCCAACGCCTGACTCTAGCCAGACCTATCAATTTGTTTACTACCGTATGCGCCGCATTCAAGACGCTGGCTCAGGTGTGCAGACTCAAGACATGAACTTCCGTTTCTTGCCATGTGTAGCAGCCGGTTTGGCTTACTACATTGCTATGAAACAACCCGAACTTGTAAACCGCTTGCAGATGCTCAAATCGGTCTACGACGAACAATTTAACTTAGCAGCTGGTGAAGACCATGAGAAGGCAACAATGAGGCTTGTGCCTCGTCAGGCCTTTATTGGAGGAGGCGCTATCTAATGGCCAGTCCATACGCATCAGGTAAATACTCGATTGCCGAGTGTGACCGTTGCGGGCAGCGGTACAAACTTAAACAGCTGAAGATGGAGATAATCAAGACTAAGCTTTACCAGCTAAAAGTTTGCGAATCATGTTGGGATCCTGATCAGCCGCAGTTGCAGCTGGGCATGTATCCAGTCTACGATCCACAGGCTGTAGATCAGCCTAGACCAGACACAACATATGTTTCTGCGGGTATTGGCCCTGACGGCTTCCCAACAGGTGGCTCAAGGGACATTCAGTGGGGCTGGTATCCAGTGGGTGGCTCTAGATTGTTTGATGATGGATTAACGCCAAATAACTTGGTGGCAACAACAAGTGTTGGTACAGTAACGGTAAGCGTAACTTAGGAGAGAAAGATGGACAAGAAAGACTTAAAACAGGACAAGAAAATGATTGCTGGTGCAGTGCATAAACATGAGAAAAAGATGCATCCCGGCAAGCCAATGACTAAGCTCAAAAAAGGCGGCCCAACATCTTTGGATCGCAAGAATTTTGGACGCAATCTGTCACGCGCTAAAAATCAAGGAGGCTAACATGGCCACATTTAGCAAAAAAGTAATGGGCAAAGAAGTTGGCTCTGCCAGCACTTATGCCGAGCCACACACAATGACCGGTAAATCTATGAAGATTGCCAACAACCCCGGCAAAGAGCCAAACCGCAGCAAGCTTAATGAATACGATATGAGCGTTGGTAACATCAGCAAGTCTGCTGGTGATGAGCCAGCTAAAACATCTGGTATCAAGATTCGCGGAACTGGTGCTGCTACTAAAGGCGTGATGGCCAGAGGCCCGATGGCATGACGTACAACGAATTAGTCATTGCTGTTTCAGACTACTGTGAGAACACGTTTCCCACGGTAGATATGAACATTATGATTAAACAGGCGGAGCAACGCATCTATAACTCGGTGCAAATCTCCAACCTGAGAAAGAACGTGACTGGAACCGTTACCTCTGGTAATAAGTACTTGTCTGCGCCTGATGATTTTTTGTCTACATACTCTTTGGCTGTATACCCAGTTGCTGGTGGCGATTACTTATATTTGTTAAACAAAGACGTTAACTTTATTAGAGATGCCTACCCCAATCCGGCGGATACAGGCAAGCCCAAACACTACGCTATCTTTGGCCCGCAGTCTGCCGATGTAAAAGAATTGACGTTTATTCTTGGCCCAACACCAGATGCAACATACAGCGCAGAGCTGCACTATTACTACTATCCTGAATCAATCGTAACTGCTGGCCAGACTTGGCTTGGTGATAACTTTGATTCAGCCCTTCTTAATGGAACAATGTTGGAAGCAATAGCCTACATGAAAGGCGAGCCTGATCTTGTTACTTTGTATAAAGAGCGTTATGAGTCGGCAATATTTTTACTCAAGAACTTGGGCGATGGCAAACAACGTATGGATGCTTACAGGGATGGACAAGTTAGGAACCCTGTCGTATGAGCATAGTCCAAACCCAGACAACCAGCTTCAAAGAGCAGCTGTACAGTGGCGTTCACAATTTGCTTACAAACAGCTTGTACATTGCTTTGTACACCGGAAATGCAAATCTCAACGAAGCAACTACGGTTTACAGCTCTACTAACGAGATAACTGGAACTGGTTATGTAGCTGGTGGTAAATTGCTTACTGGCGTTACTGTTCAGAGTGATGGTTATACGGCTTATGTAAGCTTTGCAAACCCAGTTTGGAGTCCAGCTGCATTCACAACAAGATGCGCGCTAATCTACAATGCGACTCAAGGAAACAAGTCTATTGCTGTATTAGATTTTGGTTCAGATAAGACATGTACAACTACGTTCACAATCACTTTGCCGGCCAATACATCAACATCCGCACTTATTAGGAGTTCAAATTGATAGTTACGACAACTAAAGGCGAAATGGATGACTCTTTGCTAGAAAAGCGACAGGGCGACATTGACAACGAAAACGAAACAACCACATGGACAGAATATTGGCTAGAGGGTGAATTAGTCCACCGTTCTGCTCATGTAACTTTGAAAAAGCCGCCAACTGTTGGTGGTGAGACTGGTACTTTTTAAGGAACTACTATGGCAAATACAGCATCAATGTGTACCTCTTTTATGGGCGAGTTAATGACTGCAACCCATAACTTTGGTACTGCACCCACACGGGCAACATCTGCAACCGATACATTCAAGGCGGCTTTATACCTGTCTTCAGCCACCTACAACGCGGCAACTACGGCATATTCTGTTACCGGGGAAGTTTCTGGTACGGGGTATACGGCGGGCGGTGTAACGGTAACGGCGGCAACTCCTCCTACTGCGACCAATAGTTCGGCAACTGCGGGTGTGGCGTTCTTTACGCCTTCTGCTTCGATAACATACACAACAGTGACTTTGACTACAGCGTTTAATGCGGTGCTGATTTATAACTCAACTCAGTCTAATAAGGCTGTGGCGGTTTATACCTTCGGTGACCAGACGATTACCGCAGGTACGTTCACCTTGACAATGCCATCGAACACAACCACAACTGCCTTGATCCGTTTAGCTACCACCTAAAGGGTAAACAATGTCTCTCGGCTGGGGCTACCAAACGTGGGGGGCTAATGGCTGGGGCGGCACTCTTGAAGCAACAGGGGTAGATGCTACTGGAGCCATTGGGTCAGTCTCGCCTGATAGATCTATAGCTCTAACG